ACCTTTTGCATCAGCATCTTTTAATCCTGACTTTTTAATATAATTATTGTATTTAATCTTAGCTTTTTTCTTTATTATTTCTTTGCTTTCATCTGTAAATGAAATTTGATAATTTGAATAAAGAAACTCATAAATAGAAGGCAGATGCATCACATTGTCTTCATGGTTAATTATTGTATTGAATCGTTCAGAGTTTTTTTCTTCACATACTTTAAAAAAGTAATTAGCTATCTGTAAATTTTGCTCAAAGAATTTAGTCATTGGCTTTTCAGTTGTAGGTGTTTGGTATTTAAACCATTCTTTAATAGCTTGTTCTCTTTTTGAATAGCTCATGTAACTTTTAATAAACTTAGTGAATGTTACAGTACCAAACCCTACAAATTCACCGAATTCACCACTTATTCCCATTTTAAAAGCTTTTTTTAACTCGGATAGTGTTGCACCCTTATAATTTTCTAAAACGTACTCATAAACAAAACCAGCTACGTTTTTAATAGTTTGATTATCTAAGTTGTATTTTTTGTTTTCACCACTTAATTCAATTGTCTTAATTACGATTGCATAAAGTTGAGTTAATACTTCCTGTTTGTCTTTATGAATTATTTTAACTTCATTTTTTACTTCAATAAATGTTTTTAAATAATCATTTAGTTTCTGCATGGCTTCAACTTCTAAAGATGAAAATCCATTTGTTGTTGTTATTTGATTCATAGTTGGTTTGTGTAATCGTCCCAGTTAATGTTTTCAATTGCTTTCATTGCTGTTGATATTCTTACTTCGCTTGTATTATTGACTTTAATAAAATCAACCTTTGCTTTTCTAAAAGCATCTTTAACCCACATATTAATTGCAGCATAATCTGACTTGTATTTCTTTCCTGTACTTGCTTTATAATCATTTAACTTATTTAGCATCCATTCTACTTCATGTGATGCAAATTCCTCATTTAATTTATTAAGTTCAGATTCAGAAAGAAAAACAAATTCTTTAATATTAATTTTTTTGTTTACTACTTGTACTTCTTCTTTCTCTTGTACTTTATCTTTATCTTCTTCTTTCTCTTGTAGGTAAGGGGGTTGATTACCCCCTATCTTACCCCCTACAGATGGGGATTCATTAGGGTTAAATTGTTCATCTTTTGTTTTATCATAGTAACCTTTTACTTGAGTATCAATAGAATGTTTTTGTGAAATGTATGCAAAGTTAGCCATGCCTTTTAAATTAGGTTCTATATTTTCAAATTGCTTATTTAATAACGCATCATAAAAAGCTAACCTATCTTTATCGTTTAATTCTTTTGCAACTTCATAATAACTTCTAAAAAAGTTAATTGCTTTTCTCATTTATATAAAATTAAAATCCCTTCGGCTTTCGAGGTCGTGGTCTCTACTCACCAAAGGGATAAATAAAATTTTATTGATGCCACGACTCATCTTTACAAAGATATTAAAATAAAGTTAATGTACTACTTTTTTCTTTTAAAATATCTGCATGATTTTTAGCATTTATAGCAAAATAACTTTCTTTTAATTCTATACTTATTGACTTTCTATTCATCTTTATTGCCTGAAATCCTTCACTACCAATACCTCCAAATGGACTGAATACTGTTTCACCTTCATTTGAATATAAATGAATAACACGTTCAATAGTATCTAATTGTAAAGGGCATATATGTTTTTCATCATTACCATCTCTACCTGATCTATATTGTAATGTTCTGCTATAATCAATATCATACCAAACAGGAGATGCATATTTTTGCCATAAATCAACTGGCAAATAATTTGGAATAGTATCACTAACATCTTGATGTGTTATTGGAGTTTCATTTTCTCCTTCATTTCTAAAAAATAATATATAATCAGGAATACCAACTCTACTCATTACACTATCTTTTTTAATTGTTTTGTGCAATAAACCTAATGCCTTTGTTCTTTGCATTTCAGTTACAGGATTTTTCCAAATAGTAACTTTTGAATGGTAAATAAAACCTTCATTTGTAAACCAATCAATAAGCATTCCTGAAAAATCACGAAGGCCAATATAACCTTGAATAGGTAAGTCCATACAATGTACAGCACATATTCTTCCACTTTTTAATATTCTTTTTAATTCAGGTATCAAATATTTAAAATGTTGCTCAAATTGCTTATAATCACTTACGTTACCCATATCCTCTTCTTTATCTGAATAAACATATAACTCAGCAAATGGCGGACTAAATACAATTAAATCTGCTTCATTATCATTTATTTTTTTACTTTCAGCAACACAATCACCATTAAATAATTTATAATCACTTGTTTTAATTTCTTTTTTGTTTATCATAACTTTTGATTTATTTGATTTATAATCTGCTTCACTTGAATATTTTGCCATTTCTTGTATCATTTCTTTATGCCTTTCTTGTTTTTCAATTATTGTTTGTCTTACATTAGTTTGTGATTCAGGTATTAATAAATGCACTTTTACTTTATTCTTTTGCCCAAAACGATAGCATCTTCTTACTGCTTGATAAAATGCCTCAAATTTAAAATCATAAGATGTAAATACCATATTAAAACATTGCTGATAATTCATTCCAAAACTGGCAATACTTGTTTTAGTAATTAAATTTTGAAACTCTTTTTTTGCAAATCCATTTAGATGTTTAGCTTTATATTCAGGTGTATCTGAACCTTGAACATTTATTGATTCCTTAATTTCTTTATTTAATATTTGTGCTTCATCATTTTTTAAAGTCCAAATAATCCATTGTTCATCTGAATTATTAATTAACTCTTTTGTTTTTTCAATTCTTTTATCTAATGACCTCTTTAAATCTTTATGTAAATCAGTTGCTGATACTGCAACATCACCGAATAATGTTTGAGTATTATTTTCAACTGGTATAATATGTTCTATAAATTCAATCTCAGGCAAATCATATCCTTTATGATTAAATCCTAATGTTTGAGGTTTATCACATGCCATAGACCATGTACATACATATTTCCAAAAAGGATCTTTTGCATGTTTTCTTAATCTCCATTTAGATGTTTCACCGCCATCATGAACAAAGTACATTGATAACATTTCTAAATAACTCATTGCTCCAACAAATTCAGAATGTTGCCCTAACTCCATATGGTCATTAGGTGATGGTGTTGCTGTACAAGCTAATTTATAAGGTGTTTTTTTAAATGTATCTATTATCATTGAAGATAATTTACCGTCTCTACCTTTTAAAATACTTGATTCATCTAATACAACTCCTGAATATATTGAAGTATCAATATTTTTTAATTGGTCATAATTAGTAATATCAAATGAATTTAAATTAACTCCAAACTTTAATGCTTCATCTTTTGTTTGTTCTACGACAGCCAAAGGTGCTAATACTAAAACTTTTTTATTGGTTTCATTATAAACAGCTTCACTCCATGATAATTGCATAAGTGTTTTACCTAAACCACAATCAAAGAATAAAGCAAATTTACCTTTTCTTAAAGCTGTTTTAACTGCATACTTTTGAAAATCAAATAAATTTTTATTCAATTTACTTTCATCTATTTCAAAACCACTTTCTATAAATGATTTTCTTTTACTTTCTAAAAACTTTTTATATTCCATTTTTATTAAATTAAAAAACCCCTAAATGTTCAGTTGGTTTACGAAACCATGCAGCATCAACTCTGCACCTGAACACTTAGAGGCTAAATGTTTTATTGTTGATGTATTTCTTTAAATCGGTTCGTTACTCCGATAGTGCAAATATACAAAAATTATTTAACTTTCAAAACCTTTATAAAATTCTTCACGCATATTTGAGTTCATAGTATGGTAAATATCGCCAATTTTATCTAAATACTCAATATCTGTTATGTTTCTTTTTTCAAGTTCTTCAACTATTTTAAAGCCTTGCTTTTGCCATAGATTAAAATCAGCTTTCATTTTATGTTTGAATTTACCAGTTAATTGTGTTGATTGCTCAACTGTTGACTTGAATAAACCAATTAGAAGATGTGATTCAAATTCTACTTTTGCCTGTTCAGTTGTTAGTGATTTTTCCATGTTCTTTAATTTTTAATTTGTAAATTTTAATTAATTCTTTAATTTCATCTAAGGTTAGTTTAAGCGCATCCCCTCTTTTATTCATTAGTCTATTGTAAGCATCATTACCTATTCTTAAAGGTAATCTTAACCCGTATTCAATTTGATTGCCATGCTGATGCTGATTGCAGTAAACACATTGCCCATGTACGTTATCTTCATTGAACCTTAAGTTTGGGTAACTGCCAACACTAAGAAAATGTCCAGCATCAAATTTACTTGTTAATGGTCTTTCACATGAAATACATGGTTTATCTGCATCTCTTAATCGAATATACTTGTTAAAGACTATTTGAAGTAAACTAAGCCATTCTGTACGGGTACGGGTGTTTTCAATCATTACCTTTTTCTTTTCCTTCCATACCTTAGTTTCTGCTAATTTAGCTGCACATTTAGCACCGCAAACAACTTGAGTGGTTTTAAAAGGAGTGAAGTTTCCGCCACACTCCTTGCACTTTTTATTTTTAACCTTTCTTTCCATTAAAAGATTCAAAATATTGATTAAATAGTTCCCTTGCTAACTTTACTTTTTCAGTCATTTTTTCTATTATTTCTTCATTGGCATTTACCCTGTAAATAAATAAACCTAAGTCTGAAATAATACGTGGATCAAAAGAAATAAAATCACACCACTTTCTGCCTGATAATAACATATAGCATTGCATTTGGTAATAATATTCAGGCTGTTCACTTAAGAAAGTTTCATCGTTTGTAATAAAGCAATGTTTTAAATGATTTGCGCCATTAAAAGGACATTTTATTTCAATTAACCCATCTTCACCTACTAAGCCATCAGGACTGCCTGTTAATCCATTTATTTCATTTGAGTAAAGCATTAAGCTATCTTTAACTTCATTGCCAGTTACAGATGTGTAAAATTTCTTAGCAATAGGCTCGTTATCGTTTCCAAATTCAGTTGCCATGTTATTTATGCCTTGTTTAACTTCACCGCTTAACTTTTCCCATACTTTTTCGAGTATATAAGTTTCTGCTGTTTTAGATAGGCTATCTTTTTTACTACGAGGTTCACTCATTAGCTTCCAAATCTCACTTCCTGTGAAATTACCTTGTCGGTTAATAAACCATTCAGGGCTGTATATTTCAATTGTGCTTTCCATAATTAATTAAATTTCATTTGTTTTTTTTCATTAGTATAATCTTCTAATTTGAACTTTAAAGGAGTTATTAAATATCTTTTTGAAATTGCTCTTAAAAACTTCATTTGTTTGTCAGTCATATTTTCATAATCAAAAGGAATGTTTATTAAAGAAAAAACAAAACTTTTAATATCCCAATCTGATTTTACAAATTTTTCTTTAATAGCAAAACCAATAACATCAGAATGAAATTTTTTTATTGAATAATTGCATCTTTCACAAGTTCCTTCAAAATATCTCATTTTAATAAACACTTCTTCAATTTGCTCTTCATTCACTACTGACCAATTAACAATTATATTTTCCATTAGATTGATTTTATTAGTTTAGTTTCTACTTCCTGGCTAACTTCATATTTTGCCTTTATAGCGTCTATTGAGCCACCTTTCATTAAATACTCAACAGCTTTACCAAAAGCCTCTGTATCTGCATTTAAAACAGGTTTACGGGCAACCTCTTTTTTATTATCATGGTCAGCATCGCTTTCTGTTTCATCAATTAAGAATAAACCATTTAAAGCATATTTACGAGCGTAACTTGAAGCTGTGCCAGTACATTGTTCACTACTCATTCCTTTATGTTCGCTCATTTCTGCAAATCCATTTACAGCAATAAATTCATTATTTAAAAAAACAGATGCTGTTGACTTTATGAATATTTTATGGTCAGTAAAGTAAATATCGTCTGTTAATGAAAGCCTTAATTGATATTTATTTAAAAGTGGTTTTAAGGCTTCTAAAATATCTTCAGCACTTCTATACTTATACTTGCCAAATGAATTATAATTACCTTTTGGAACTTTTAATTCTGTTTGAATAGCAATTAATCGTTCGTTAATTGATAATACTTTTTCTTGTTTTGTTTCGTTCGTTTTCATAATAGATTGATTTAATTCTTTTTGTTTTTACTTTTTTGTAGTGAATAGACTAAAATGGTAGCCCATCATCTTCTATTTTAGGTGTGTACTTTGTTTTATTTGTGTAAGTCTTTGTTTCATTATCTTTTTTAAATGGTTCTTGGAATGCTGCACTAAAATATTGTGTTCCTTTCTGTGAGGTCTTAAACCATAAACTAATTTGCATTTCTTTACCATTCACATTAACTGTTCCTTGCCAGTCAGGTTGTTTCTCGTTTGTCTTTTTAGCATTCTTGAAGATTGCGCCACTGTTTAATTTAGTTTCCATTT